TTGGCAGTGCCTGCCAGGCCGAGACCACGGCTTTTTCAATCGCCTGATCGGCCTTCTTTTCTTCCTCGGCCGCACGCTGGCGCGCAACCTTCACTTCCTGATCCATCCCTTCCCACGGGCGCGAACCCGAGCGGCGCAGATCCTCGATGCGCGCCTGCTTGGTCGTGATCGGCCGGCCGTCAATCGGCGAGGTGTAGGCGATGTTTTCCACATACCCCATCGGCGCCGAGAGAATCACCTTTTGCATGGGCTGATCGCAGCAATGGGGCACATCCATGCACTGCGCGACAGGGCGCACGTAATCCTCCACGTTCTCGCAAACGCGGCATTTCGCGGTGTAGATCGGCATTTACTGTTTGGCCTTAACGAAATCGGCAATGGCGGTGAGGCGGCTTTTCAGGTCCGACACGCGCCCCTTCTCCGCGTCCACCAGTTCATGCAGGCCGGCATTGGCTTGCTCTGACTGGCGCAAGGCGCCTTCCAGGTCGTCGCGCTCGGCGCTGAGTTGATCATTGGCCTTCTCAAGGTCGTTGATGCGCGCTTCCAGCTTGACGCGATAGGACATGGCGCCGGCCATCTGCTCTTGCGCGGCATCCAGTTGCGGTTTCAAGGCAGCTGCAGCATCCAGTGCCGAGCGCAGTTCGCCCTTGGCCTTGGCGGCGGACTTCAGGGCTTCGTCACGGTCCTGGCGGGCTATGTAGGCTTCGTTGCGGGCTTCGGCCAGAGACTTGGCCTGCTCCTTGATGAACTCGATGACGTGTTCGCCGCCCTTCTCGGACAGCCAGCGGATGATCGCGTCCATCATTCAGTCTCCGTGCCCTGTTGTGCCGCACTGATCTGGCTGGCTTGCAGCGTGGCGCCGGCCGAGATTTCAGCCACTTCCACCTTGGTCTGTGCTTCCAGCATGGCTTTGAAGCGCTCGAATGCCTGCTCTTGCATCATCTGCTGCTGGGCGAGCATCGCTTCGCGTTCGGCCTGGCGCTCTTCGCGCTGGGCGACGGTGTGCTCACGCATGGCTTCCATCTGCATTTCGGCCTGCAAGCGCTGTTGATTGGCTTGCTGCTCCATCTGCAGGCGCATCTGCTCAAGCTGCATGTCCATCTGCATCTGCTGTTGCTTGGCCTGGGCGTCGGCTTGCGCCTTCTCGGCGGCGGGATCACCCTGCTTGGGCGGCTGCTGGATCTTGTCCAGCGCGTCTTCCACCGCATTGCCCATCTTGGCGCGGCGGGTGATGGTCAAGAGGATTTCCTTGACCGCTTCGACCGGCAAAGCGCCCTGCTGCACCGCGGGGCCGAAGGCCTGCATGGTCTGCGCAATCGCCCCCAGCACGTCTTTCAGACCCTGCATGTCAGACTCAACCGACGCAGCCACCGTGGAATCGGTTTCCACGTCAACCTTGAAGGTGCGCTGCTTGTCGTCGCGCAGCACGGCAATGATTTCGTCCCACGACGGCGGCAGTTGCGGCGCCGGCTGTCCGGATTGCTGGGCTTGCATCTGCGCCTGCTGCTTTTGCTCGGCAGTCATGAACTGCAAGCCGGTCATGGTGGCCAGCGTTTCCGGCTGGAATCGCTCACCAATGATTTCCCCCTGAATGCGCAGCAAGTCGCGGATATAGCGGCCCACCTCGGATTGCAGGCGCTTCAAGCGCGCACTGCCCCAGTTGGCTTTGATCTGTTGCGCTGTGGCGGTCTCGCTGGCGTTGGTCGCTCCCCGCAGAATGTCGGATATGCCGGTGATCTCGTAAATCACCTGCTTGGCCGCTTCGCGCTGCTGATAAAGCACTTGCAAGACCTTGGCGGCCTGCTCAATCGGCATGAACCAGATGGCCTTTTCCAGCCCGCCGCGCTCGATCAAGGCGGTCACGTTGGAAGCGGCGATCAGGTCGTTGTCCTGGCCCTTCATCACCTCAGACAACTCGGTAATGGTCGAGTCGTAGATGCCGCGCATCTTGAGACCGTCCACCAGCTTGTTGATGCGGTAGGTGATGCGGTCCAGTTCGTCGGCCTGCTCGCGGTACAGTTCATACAGCGGCACAGGCACCGTGCTTGCGCTGTCTTCAATGGCGTACAGCGGGCGTGGCGTCGGCCAGAAGCCTTGCAGATTCAGCGGGTCAGGCAGCGTCAGGCAAGGTTGATCCTTGTAGCCCGAGGCGATGAAGATGACTTCGCGCGTATCCTTGTTCCAGATTTCCCACACCTCGGCGGTCTTGAACATGTCCTGCACCGTCGAATCCTGCTCGGCTTTCACGTCCGAATCGTCGGTGCTGTCCAGGGGGATGGCATCACCGCACTCAGGGAACTTGGCGATCAATTCTTCGCGCGTCATGCGATGGCGGAAGGCGATCCACGGCACTTCGCACCATTCCTTGCCGGCGCCCATGCGGAAATCGTCCCACTGCACATGCTCAACGGGCGTTTGCTCCCATTCGAGTTCTTCGCTATCGCCTTCCAGCGCCTCACCGCCAGCTTCGTGCTGTTCGGCGTCCTCAGCGTGGGTGTCAGCCGCCGCGCCCACCTGACGCAGGCTCGGCACATAGCGCACACGCGCCACACCGCGGCCCGGCAGCAGCAGGTCCAGCACCGTTTCCTTGATCTGAGTGTCAAAGTCGGTGGTGTCCAGCCCGTATTCCAGTGAGCGCGACAGCACCTCGGAGCAGGCCTTGCCGATGGGGTCGGCATCCTTGTAGCGGCGCCGAACGTCCGGGCTTGGCAGGCTGTTGTAGATCGCCGGGCGCAGCGTTTCCGTGTTCGACCACAGAATGTTGAAGCTGTGCTTCTTGGCGTCCTTCTGGCGGTAGCGGTCCCATGCTTTCTGCGCCTTCTTGCGCCAGTCGGCTTCGCGCTTGTCGGCCAGCTTCAGCTCCAGCAGCCAGCGGCGCACCACGCCGGCAGGATTCTTCTCGATGTCCTGCGGGGTTTCGATGGTTGCTTCCATGGTCAGCACCACACTCGGACAGGGTTATTCGGGGTTGCAATCACCGGCAGCATCGCTATCTGCGCATCGCTCAACTCCCCGCGCAGGTTCGCGTGGGAGCCGTCCAATTGCTGCATGACGGGTTCTTCAGCCGTGCCGCCCACTTGCTTGCTGATGACGCCGATCACGTCCAGCGCGTAGCCTGGAGCCACCCACACACCGTCATCCTCGCGGGTGACAATGCCGGCCCCCTCCAGCGCGGCGGTCAGGGCGGACTCGCTTTCTGCTCGAAGGAAGTAGTCGCTCATGTCGTCCACCCTGCAATGGTCCTGATGCGTTGCCGGTTCAACGTGGTCGGTATGGTGTAGCTGCCGGCTGTCACAGCGACGTTCTGCGTGCTGTTGTCGTCAAATGTGTAGGTGAGGCGCACCACTCCTGACGGTATCGTGAACTGAGCTGAATCCACGGCCCTCGTCGCGCTAGCGGTCGTCGTCGGGATATAGGTGCGGGCCGAAGACCCGGCTTCGAGTTGAGCGCCCCAAATATAAATCGCGCCTGCGCCCGCGCCCTGGTAGAACGATGAAGCGGCTGTCGCCGTGCGAATCTGTAGGAGCCCAGCAGCGGTTGCTGTGGCCGTCGCCGTAGCGGTGCAGCGGTACCATCCATTTCCAACAGCCGAAATCGTTGCCGCAACGCCAGCATCAGTCGCTGCTACCGTGCCGGCAGACAGATCGAAGCGCGCGGTGATGTTTGAGGTAAATGCGGCACTCGGGAATAGCAAGACCGACCCGGCTAATGTCCCTTGTTTGGCAAACACGGACAGGGTGTATGCCGTCCCGCTGGTAAAGTTGATGCTCTGGTTGACTGAATGCGATGTCGCCGCCCCATCTGCGCTATCGGTAATCATTTCTGCAGTCGTCGCGCCATCCGGCGCGTTGACGTTATTTGCCGTGACAGTCGCGTTCGTTTTCGTCCAGCTCGCGTTGTCAAATGCAGCCGACTGCAGCAGCAGATTCGTTCTCTGTTCTTCTATCAGCAGCCCACGGATGGCCAGCGTCACGGGGTCGCAGTCGAATCGCGGCTGGTTGCTCGCCATAGTGACAAGCGTGCCCGACGAGTTGAACCGTGTGCCGCTTGAGGCACGGGTAAACGTCACACGCGAATCCAGTGTGTCCGTGCCATCCACGAAGTTCAGTCCAAATGTAGGCAGCACGGACGGATTGAGCAGGAAGTAATTCAGCGCACCGGACGCTGTACTGATGGTGCTGTCATGCTTCTGCGCCGCACCAATGAGTCGAGCGTCCTGATGACCGCTTGCCACGCCATACAGATCACACAAGGCGTGCAAATCCCCCTCAAAGGTATTCGCGCAGCCCAAGGCCGAACGTATGGCCTCTTGCAGCGATCCTTGGAGAGAGTTGTTTATCATTCGTAGTCTCGGTTTCTGCGGGCGTTAGCCTTGATCAGTTCGTTGATGGTTTGCTGCTGCGGCCACTTCGGCGCTGCGGGTTCTTTCGGCTTCATTTCCTCGCGCCACACCAAACAGGCATAGCGGAAGGCGTCGGCATAGTGGGAAGTCCAGTCATGCCGCGGCTTGTCACGGAACGCCCGCTTGTCTTCGTCGTATTCGCGCTGGTACTGCTTGAGCGCTTCGATGCCGTCGCGGCATTTGTCATCAAAAAAGGCTTCAGCCAAACTCAGGCGCGATGCCTGGATACCGTCGATCAGCCCAAGCTCTGGCGTGATCCGTGGCTTCCAGCCCAGCCCGCGGAACTGTTCCTCGATGCTGCGGCCGGTCTGCAGGCTCTTGGCCCGTGCGTCATGCGGCAGCCACAGCCAGTCACCGTATTGGTAAGGCTTACCCTTCAAGACTTCGTGGTAATGCGCGATTGGCTGGCCATGCGTGGCGTAGCAGTCGATGAAGCGCAGCTCTTTGCCTACCTGGAACCACCAGATCGCGGTGTCATCACTGAAGCCAAGATCCAGCACCGCATGCACTTTGAGCGCCGGGTCGTACAGATCAGGCTTGATGCGCCCTTCCTGCTCGGCTTGCCACAGTTCCTTGCCGTAGATCGCGCCCGGCAGTGCGGCGTCAAAGTCGCACTCCATCTCCTGCCGCCAGGCGTCTTCAGTCAACTCCAGCCGCAGCGCATCAAGCTCAGATTGCGGCAGCAGGCCCGATTCACTGGCGCGGATGGTAAGGCACAGCCAATCCTCATTGACGCCGGCATGCTGGTATATCTCGAAGAACTGGTTTCTACCCTTGGGCGTGCCGATAATCACAGCCCATCCACCGCGGTCTGCCAGCGCAGGGCGAATCACATAGCCCCACACGCTTGGCTTCCAGTCGCCGTATTCGTCAGCCACCAGGCCATCGAAGTACAGGCCACGCAGCGCATCAGCGTTATCAGCGCCAAACAGGCGGATGCTGCAACCGTTCGGGTAGGTGATGCGAAGCTCTGACTCGTTGACCGCTATCCCTGGGATCACGGCCGAGAAACGTTTCAGGTAATCCCACGCCACCGCTTTAGCCTGGCTGTAGAACGGGGCCACATAGCCGAATCGACCATCTGCGCCCTTGAACGTGAGCGCAGCCTTGATCAGCTCATTGACGCAGGCGACCGTCTTTCCTGCCCTGCGATGCGCCACCACCACCGCCCACCGTTGCCGCCTGTTGTGCAGTGGCTTGAAAGCCGCCCGCGGCAGGTAGGGGATGCGGATTACTCGGTCAGCCATCCGAAAGCGACTTCGCCGCTGTGTTCGGTCTTCTGCTCAACCTCGGTTGGAATCAGCTTGGATGCCAACTGGTAGAACTGGGTAGGATTCTCTTTGCCCCAGGTAACTAGAGCCGACACTCCACCCATCTGGTCAAACGCCTCGCGGAAGGCTTCCTTGATGGCGACAGTGGTTTTGTTCTTTGCGCCCTTTGGGCGGCCTTGTCCGGGCCTTTTTTCGCCTTTCTTAAAGGCTCCTTGGTTCGCCATGACCTCTCATCGCTGTTGAGCGATGCCTCAGTATTGGCGCAGCGCATTGCGCCGCAGTCAGTTGGAAAAAGAAAGACCCGGCCGTGTTGCCACTAGCCGGGTCAAGGTCGATGCTCGGGGGAGCTTATCGACAAGGGAGGAGACACATGAAATCGTTGCCGGTCTTTCCCGGCTGTCTAGTCGCGCTGGGCTGAGTAGTCCCAACGCTTCTTCCCCACATGCCTGCGGAGCGTCGGCGGGCCGGCGTAAAAGATTGAGGGAATCCACCCGAAGCTGGGCGGCGGGCCACTCCTTGGTGCCGCATCCCTGCGGCTGTTCCTGCCTCGTGGGCTTGGGAACACATGGGGCGGAGTGGCGCTGTCAACCCTCACGGCTACGCACTGAATGCGCAATCGTCAGAGCAGAAAACAAAACGGCCCGCCGAAGCGAACCATTCAAACGTGAGAGGCAACTTGCCCACCACGGAGTCAAGCGTATTGATTTTTCTCACCAAATACAACGGCGATAACCGATCTGTTAATCCAGCAGCCCACGCGCCTTCATCTTGGCGATCAGCGCCTCCAATGCGTCGGCAAAGCTCACTCCCTTGGGCATCTGCCACACTTTGGCCTTGGACTGACGATTGCGCATCTCGGCTCCAATGGCCTGCTGCATGGGCACGGCTAACGTGTCCACGCACCAATCCACTGCTTCGCACTTCTTGACGTGCAAACCGGAATAGGCGGCGTCGATGTCGTACTGGCGTGAGCTTTGGAACTGACGGCAGTACGGCGCCAGCCTGGGCGCACCCAAGGCCGGGCGGTACTTGCGGCACCAGTCGAACCACTCCTGCAGCAACAGCACAGCCAGCTCTTTGTCCAAGCGCTCGCTTTCGAGTTGGGCGGCATCTAGCATTGCACCTCCACGTATTGGATTTGACGCTTGACGCCCATCGCCAGCAGCAGCGGGTCGGGAATGGGTCGTTTGCCGGAGGCGCACATGCTCAGGAAGGGCTCGGAATATCCGAGCTTCTTGGCTGCAGCCCTGAACGACCCGCCATGCTTCTCGATGAGGATGTCGAAGCGGCGCCTCAGTTCTTGCTCGGTCATTTGGCGTCCCTTGACTCAATCTCAGCCGCCCATTCCAGCACTTCCTCCAGCGTGGGGGCCGCAATGTCATAGGAGCCGACAGGCGTGTCGGGATACCACATCAGCGTCCAGATTGAGTCTGTTTCGATGGCTCGCTGCTTGGCCGCGTCGTCCCTCCAGTCAAACATCTCGTTGTCCGCAATCCAATCGGCAGCGGACTGGTAGATGCCTTTGTGGTCGTTATGCTCGAGCGTCAACGATGCTGCATGATTTGGGAATCTCATCACTCCTCCCTATACGTGCTTGCTCGGAACCCGCAGCAGATCGGCCGAGCCTGGCCGCCTGCTGTCGTAGTCAAGGCTGGGCAGGTTGGAGGCCGACAGCGGCTTGAAGGGACGCGCCAGCAGCAGCCGGGCTTCCTTGTCCAGTTCCTCCTGACTGGGCAGGTAGAACTCGGAGTGACTGCCGCTGCCCGTAGTGCGCCGGATCTTCCCTTGGCGAGCCAGCCCTTCCAGCGTTTCGCGCATGGCCGAAGCGCCCGCACCAAATGTTCCGGCCAGCCTGTCCGCACGGAACCTTGTGCCGCGATGTTCTGCGATGTAGCCCTGTATGGCGGCTTCGGTAAAACGGGGATTGGTGTCCATGTCAGACTTCCCCTGCGACTGCCGCAAGCAGTGCATTTCCGAGCGCTTCAGCCAGTTCGCGGTCCATTGACAGCTTCACCTTGCCGAAATAATCCTCGGACACCTGATCTGTGGTGCGGACCTCAATGCATGGCGGGCCGATGTCCTCGTCCGGGCCGACCTCCAAGAATGCGCCGTCCCCGTGCTCAACAAAGATTCGACGGATTACGTCAACCTCTACCTTCTTCATCTCACATCTCCCCTTTCAACTTCTCTAAAACCTTCGCTGTGGCCTGTAAGCGGGTGGCTGCGCCCCGTTCCCTCTTGTCGATCTCGCGCTGCAAGTACCACGCCGCTTTCTTGAGGTCTTCCAGGGGCGCTCCCTTTTCCTCTGCCCGCCATAGGTACTTGATGACGTTGCCGAGGTTGAAGCCCATGTGTTCCGTCACCTGGATGCACTCCACGCCCGAGGGGTGGTTTGTGTAGTGTTTGGGATGGTTGACGGCATCGTGTTCTTTCACAAACTCGTTCATTTCTTCCTCCACATATCCGCTACTGCTTGCCTCAGTTCGTCGGCCGCTTTCTGGCCGCGCTTCTTTGCTACCAATTCCAGGTACTCTGCTGCGGGACCTTTGCCGCGATCCATCAGCTTCAGAACATGGCGCGCTTCACATTCGGCCCGCCAGGATTCGCTACTGGTGTCCAATCAGGCAGGCTCGTAGGTGGCCGCAAAGATGTCCGGCTTGCACGGATAGTGCTCACCCTTGACGCCAGTGATAATCCAGTCGCCGGGACAAACGATGTGCCCTCCTTCCAGTGTGTCGATCCATCCGTGGTTGTGCATGATGTCGCCGCAGTGCTTGCATGCCACTTGCCCATCCATGTCTGGAGTGCGGTAGTAACGGACGATCTGGCCCTGCCACTCATTGGCCTTGCACTCTTCGCCAGTCCAAGTGCGCAGCTCGCCACCCTCATAACCCACCACATCATTGGAGTAGTCCATCGGGTGATCTCCGTTCTTGAACCATTGCGATGCATCGATCACTACCGGCTTCTTCTTGAATTTCATTTCCCTCTCCTTTTCTCCAAACGGCGCGTCTTCTTGCGCATGATCTTGATGAACCGCTTCAGCCACTCAACGTCGTGCTTGCGAGGGGCTTGGTCGGCTTCCAATGCCTCCACCTTCTCCACGCCGATGCGGGCAATCAGGCCGCGCCGGAAGTTGCCGGCATTGCCAGACTGATCGCGGTTGCAGCGCTTGCATTGCTTCGCCATGTTGCGCAGGTCAAAGCGCAGGTTCGGATGCGCACCACGCGACAGGAAGTGGCCGCAGTCCCACCCTCCCCCTGTCAATGCTTCGCTGGCGCCGGCCGGCTTGTCGCAGGAAATGCAGGGCAAGTCCGCATCCCGCAGCCGCACATAGGCATTCACCGCCGTCTGTGCTGGGGCAATGAAATGCTTCCGAGTCTTGAGAGCTTCCTTGCGCGCCTTGTCCTGCTTGCGCTCGGCCTTCAGTGCTTTCGCCTCGGCCCGCTCCCGCTTGGATGCGGCTATCGCCTGGGCGCAAGGAATCGAGCATGCCACATGCGTCATGGACCGCTTCTCGAACAGCGTTCCGCAGTTACTGCACTTGCGATGCACCTTGTATTCCAGACGAGTCTGTGAGGTGCGCAGCGGCGAAGACCGGGATAGGGTTGTTTTCTGGCGCAGCATTACGCCACCCTCCGCAACGGTTGCACCGGCTGCATGGCGTCTTGCGAAGCGGCAGACCAACGCACGTTTCGCTCGGCTCCATACGCAGCGAGGTATTCAATGAATTCACTGCCCAAGTTCTTCGTGAAGCGGCGCGTTTGCACCCCAAGCTGCACAAAGCCAGTGCCATCAAGGTTTGGCATCAGTCGGCCCTGCCCGCCGAACGGATCTGGTTTGCCTTCAGCTTTCGCCAGCTCACGCATCACCCGCACAAAGGCGTCCACCAGCAGGCGCTTCATGTCTTCGCGGTCCAGCAGTTCACCCATGAAAGGGCATTGCTTGGCAATGTCTCCGATCATGGCGTGATACTTTTCCTCTTGATCGCGGGATTTCTCGGGCGGGACAACGCGCACCACATACCCATCCGGTGCTTGGTCGATGTACTCCTTGGCCCGCCTTCTCTGCTCGGGGCCTACAAGGATTACGGTGCGCTTGTCGGTCATGCAGCCTCCGCTTGAGATTCGGACTCAGCCATGGCTTTGGCGGCCTGCGCCATCAGCGTCCTGGCGATCTTTTCGCCGGCCTCGTAGACCGTCAGCGGCATGCGGGTCAACACCTCGTCCAATGCCACCGAAGCAGCGCGCAAGGTCATCGCTTCCCGTTCAAGGACTTGGATGGCGCCCGTGCTTTGGAGCCGATTCCAGATGCCTTCCAGGCACAGCGCTGCAGAGCGCACGCCCACCACGGCAGGGTCGCGGCTTTCAGCCAGCCGGCCGGGAATCATCATCGACAGGCCAGCCGCAATGACCGTGATCTGCTCGTTCAGGTTGTTGCAGGTGGCGGCGTTTGGGCGCTCGATGAAGGCCAGCAGTTGCCCGTGCAAGGTGCCTTGCAGGTAGGGCTTCTCGTCCAGCACCATGCGCACCATCACCAGGGTTGGGATGCCGACTGGACGCGCCTTGTAGGACTTGTTGCGCTTTTTCATGCCGCCTCCAGCAAGTCCATCTGCGCCATCGCCAGCTTCAACAGCGCGTTGTCCTTTCTCGTTCTCTCGTTGAACTTGGAGCCGTCTTCGACAATGGCTTCCTTCTTGAGCAGAGAGTTGACCCGTCCCGTGATGCAGTTGATCGGCATGCCTGTTACAGCAGGAAGTTCTTGACGTGTGAGCGGTCCGAAGCGCTGCAAGGCTTCCAGCACCAGCAGTTCCTTGGGCTGGAGTTCTCCTGCTTCTTGCAGGGTCAGGTAGGCGGCGCGGGAGTTGGGGTGAATCACGCTGCCTCCCTTGTCGGTTGCCAGGCGCAATCGCTCCACGACACGACCGCATCAATCTCCCGAAGCGGTGGCGACTTCTTGCGCAGGTAGGACGGCGGCTGGCCGCTAATCTCGCCATTCGCCCATTGCACCTCGTAGGTGATTTCATAGACCGTGCCGCCAAGGGCCACGTCATACAGCGGGCGCAGTTCCAAGCCGCCGATGATTTCGCACTCCATGCCGTTGAATTCCGGGCGCATGATGAAGTTCTGCCCGATGCAGATGTCGCCCACTTTGAAGATCGCGCTCATTCCTTGGCCTCCAATGCCTCTTTGGCGAAGCGCAGGGAGATAGCGGGAAGCGATGGGTCTTTGCGCTTCGCGCGCGCCAGAATCAGGCCAATCCAGGCCCGGTGATCGGTTTTGGTCTTGGCCGTCTTCACCGCTGCGGCGGCATGCAGTTCACTCAGGCGCTTGACCGCCTCCTCACGGGATAGGTGAGTCTTGCCGGGCGCCGGCAGAGCCAAGGACGGCTGCGGAATCTCGGCCCACTGGCCCTTGTCCATCTCGGTTGCCAGTGCTACTTCCCAGCGGTCCTTGATGGACGAGTAGGACAGGCTTTTCAGATCGAATGCCAGCTTGACCGACGCCCAAAAGATGGCGGGATGGCTCCACGTTCCCATCTCGCCGCGCTCACGAGCCCGCACACCTTCCACGGCTTCGTAGTACGCCACCAGACCATCGACAGCCGGCCGGCACATGCGCTTGAACTCGGGCAGAGAAGGAGGCCAGTCACGTCCGGCCAGCGCCTCATATCCGCGTCGCAGTTCTGCAGGCAGGTAGCCGGCCAGTTCACGCGACCAATGCGCGATCAGCTTGTCCGGGTCAATGCCGCCCCACTGATCGGTGAACTTCTTGCCGTAGTCGAGCAGCATCTTGTCCAGCAGCCGCTCAATCCAATCCAAGGGGATTGGCTGGGGTGATGTCGATGATGTGGTTGTCGGTTGCATGGCGTGTCTTCCCGGTTAGTCGGTCGGCCCAGGCTTTGGCTTTCTCGTTGGGGGTTTGGTATGCAGGTACAGGCTGGCGCTTGGCCTCTGGCAGCCAGGACTTGTCGAAGCCGGCCCAGCCACGCTCACAGCAAAGGCGAACACCGTCTTCAGGGGTAAAGCCCGCCTCGCGCAGCTTCTTGAGCAGACCTTCGAGGGCGGTGTGGGTAGGCGGCAGGTTCTTTTTCTTGCGCAGTGCAAGCCAGTCTTCAGCGACGCCTTCAGGCACACCAGCAACGATCAGGAAATCGAGCGCCGAGAACTTGGCCTTAGCTTTTGGGTTCTCTGATGGTTCTATTGATGGTTCATTGATGGTTATGGGTGCACACGGTGCGGGGGTGGGGTGCACTACCTGCGGGGGTGGGGGTGCATCCAATGCGGGGGCGGGGCGCATCTCATGCGGGGGTGCATCGGGTGCGGGGGTGCGCCATGTGCGGGGGTGTGCAATCTGGTACAGGGTGCTGCGGCCCGTGCGGAAGTCGCGCTTCAGATAACCATCAGCCTCAAGTTGGGCGATAGCCGTTTGCACGCCACGCTCCGACATGCTGCATTTGGTGCACAGCATGGAGACGGACGGGTAGCACTCGCCCTGGTCGTTGGAGTTGTCGCACAGGGCCAACAGGACCAGTTTGCGGGGCGCCGGCAGCGCCGTTTTGAAGGCTTCGGTCATGAGAAGGACGCTCACCGTGCCGTTCCCTTGATCGTCTTCCAGCAGATGCCGCAGAAATACTTGACCGCATCTTCAGGACGCCGAATGCGGCTGCACGCCAGATGCATGTAGTCCGCCACCGTATGGGCGGGCAGCTTCTGGATGAACAGGCGCACCGACTCACGGAATTTCGGGGTGAATGAGTTCTCGGGAAAGTGGACGCGGAAGGCTTCTTCCACCTCGTCAACGTGCTGCTCTTCCAGACGCTTCTTGGATTTGACGAGGCGGTGATATGCCTTGATCTGCTCGAGCTTCTCAGCCATGAGCTCGGCCTTCTCCGCCACCGTCTCAGGCAGCACGGTAAGCAGGCCCGCCGACTTGCCGCGATTGCAGTCAAAGCAGGCAGTCAGCAGGTTGTCGACCTGGTTGGTGCCACCCTTGGCCACCGGGTGGATGTGGTCAATTTCAAGCACCACTGCAGGCGGAGTGCAGCCGCAATACTGGCAGGCGAAGCCGTCGCGCTTGAACACATCGAAGCGCACCTTCTTGCTGATCGGCTTACGTTCGGCCATCTGTCCTGCTCCCCTTGTTGATACGCCGCAAAGTGCCTTGCGCCGCGACCACTTACTCTGCGAACCTCGGCCACTGTTTGCTCTGCGGCTCAAGCGTTAAGACGCGCCTCCCCGGCGCATCAACTATTGATTTTTAGGCTTGTCGCTTTTCCGACTTCCGACGACGCTTGACAGCAAAGTCGGCGGGGAGGAAAAGATTCGGATAGGCCAACTTCACCTTTGCCGGGATGCCGCGTGACATCCAATTGGCCACGCGCTGCACCCCACCCTTTTCTTTGTCCAGCTCAAGGAGTTCGGCAACCTTCGTTGGCCCGCCCAATTCGCGGATGAGGTCTTTGTCGGTCATGCCCTAATTAAACACCATGCTTCATTTAAAAGCAAACGGTTTGTTTAACAACGGGGCGCAGAAGGGCTTGATGATTCGCCGTATGGCGAAAGATGAAAAAGACATTCACCCGCAAATGCAGCGGCTGTACCAGGCGCTAAAAGATTTGCGCGGCACTGACGGGCGCGGCAGGAAAGCCGAGCTGGCGCGTCTGCTCCATGTCTCCGATCAAGTCGTAAATGGCTGGGAAGCGCGCGGCGTCGCTAAGGACGGCCAAATAGACGCAGCACAGCTACTAGGTATCAACCTGGCATGGCTTCGTGACGGGACAGGGGAGATGTTGAGCGGCGCACCACGCGCCCGAACGGATCTTCAGGACGTGGCGGACCTTGTTAGTTACTACGGCCGCCTGGCCCCGCAAGATCAGGCGGTAGTTCTACGTCTTGCGCAATCCCTGCTTCCGAAAGGATGAAGCGCAGGATCACCGACTTCTGATGTTGATCGAGAAGCCTGAAGGCCCTAATGAGCACGGCTTCGGCATTGAATTGTTGTTGTTGCATTGACCACTCCGGTTATCTGGTTTAGTCAGTGCCTCATGTGGTGCCAGCCGGGGAGCTAGTCGGCCTTCGGGGAACAGAAGTACTGTATGGACGTACAGCCTACACCGCCTTTCGGTTAGCGCGCAACGCTTGCAAAAGAATTATGAATGAAGGAGTAGCGTGGACACCCAAACTATCCGGCAAATACTGACCGCCCACCAGGATGCATTGCTCGCACTTCAACTCCAACTTATTGAGTTGCAGGTCGGCGTTAAGCTGGAAGACACGGGCGACCTGAAGACTCAATTTGAGAAGTACATCAAGAGCATGGAGATCGCCAGGGATGCGCTTTACAAACAGGGAGGCTTTAATGCACCCCAAATTTGAGGAGCGGCGCAAGGCGGTTAACTCACTGAGCGTGCCGCTTGACACCACCGGGGGTGGGGGTGATGATGGCGACATGGAACCACGAGTTGCCCGGTTGGAAGCGGCTGTAGAGTATATTCAGCGCGACATTAAGGAGCTGAAGGAAGACGTGCGCGCAATTCGCGGCGACATCTCTGGCATCCGCACGACCGACTTTCGCATCCTATTCGGTGCCACAATATTTGTGGCCCTCGGCCTAGCCGGCATCATGGCCAAAGGATTCCACTGGCTATAGTCGCCACTCGTGATGATCTTGAGAACCCACCCCTAGCGGTGGGTTTTTTATTGCATAATCGAAAAAACAATAAAGGGGAGCCATGAAAAAATATTTCACTACCGCGGCATTGCTGGCCACCGTCTGGCCTGCACACGCAGCGCTTTGGCAACCTGTGACATCTGACCAAGAGCTAACGGTAAGCGTAGACCTCACCTCTGTGAGCAAGGCGGGCAAGTACATCAAGGCTTGGACTAACTGGCAGTACGCTAGTCAGCAGGTATCATCCGGCCCGCCAACTTTCTACTACGCGTCTTCAAAATTCTTGATGTACTTTAGTTGCCCAACCAGGACATTCAGCGTGACGCAGCTGCATTACTACAGCGAGTCTGGCACGGTCGTGAAGTCGTTCAACTACAAGCTTTCCGATGACGGGTTTAATGAAGTCATCCCGGACAGCCACGGCGAGGCAATCTTGACCTACCTCTGCAAGAAGAAACCACCCGGCTAACCGCCCGCACCCTTTACCAACCCCGCTTCGGCGGGGTTTTTTATTGCCGTTTGCGGAAGCAAGGACAACACCAAAACAAAATTTTTCGTTCTTTTTAAACGTTTTGCTTGCTTTCGTCTTAAACGTATTGTTTAATACTTCCATCGCTGCTGCACATCGCGGCAGACCACAAGGGAGATAGACAGGAATGGAGAGCAAGCCGGAAATCACTGCTGAAGCCATCAGGGACGCGGGCCACTTCTTCCGCTCCTTTGGCGAGGGAAGACACGAGGCTGTCGCGGCGCATGTTCTCAACACCGTTGCTGCCAACTTTCATCTCGTGGAAGCGGCCCCGGCTCTGCTGGCTGCGCTCGAAACCCTCTTTGCCGATTACAAACAGTTGGCCGATTCCGGCGACGCTGGCAACTGGGCGCTGGAAGACACCGATGCAGGCAAGACTGCTATCGCCGCTATCGCCAAAGCAAGGGGCGAGGCATGAGCAGCGACCGCGAACTGCTTGAGCTAGCCGCAAAGGCAATAGGTCTTCAAAAGCCCCGCTTCCACGAGGCGACTGGCAAAGACTACGACTGCGGCACTTGCATCCTGTACGACACGTATCAGGATGGCTGGCGAACGTTTGAGTGGAACCCGCTTGAGCGCGATGCCGACGCGTTGGCTCTTGCGGTAAGGCTAGGCCTGACCGTCTATACGCGGTTTGAAGGCAAGTACAACAACGCCGAAGAAACCCGACGATCCATTGTGGGCATGGCGGCAGCGCGTGGGAGGCAATTGTGAACGCCCGCCTCCACGCCCAAGCCCAAGCCAACGAGCGCAGTCCCTATGCGCAGAAAGTGGAACCGGCTTACTTCGCCAATCCCGATCGCGAAATCGCTTTCATCGAAAGCGAAGGCAAACGCTTGGCCGAAGCCATGCAGGCCCGCTTGGAGCGCGGCGCCCCTGACGAATACGGCGTCGCATCTGTATTCGCAAGCTCAAGCAATGCCGCCTTCTATCGGCTGATGCAACTGGCCGAGGTCGGCAACGCAGACGCCCTGCTGGTGGAAGTCAAGAAGCTCTCCGCTGAAGCCATCGACCAGCAGGCAGAACACTTGGCCACGCTTGAGTGGCAAAAAATCGACCTTTGAGGGAGGCACCATGCGAGTCAATACCGCGATTCACGAAGTGATGGGCATCACCGTCACCGAGCCGAAAGACATACCCGGTGGACGATTCCAGGAAATCCACGCCACCGACATTCACGGCAACCGCCATGTGCTGGCGATGTTCCTCTCCAACGGCTGCGAGGGCTTGCGCGCTGACAGCGTGGTGGGGTTGGCCTTCCCGAAAGAACAGGTGACGGCATGAGCGATCGCTTTCAACACGGCGGCCCGGCGTTTCCTGTCAATGAAGACCAATACAGATACGGCATTGGCGAATTTGTTGAAACCACCAAGTTCGACGGCATGACGCTGCGCGACTACTTTGCGGCAAAAGCCTTGCAAGGCTTTTGCGCCAACCCATCGGTGTTTGCCTCCAACGGTATGACTGGATGGGCAATCGTGAACTGCACGAGCGATCAGCTCGCCGAGTATTGCACAACGCTCGCCGACGCAATGCTGAAAGCGAGGGAAGCATGATCGCTCAATTCATCCGCCCCGGACTGTATCGCGTTCGCGGCGCTGGCATTGACCAGCTTGTGATCGCCTCCCATGGATGCGATGCCATCTCGGCTTTGATTGAGGAGGTGATCCATGGATGACCGCGAACTTCTGGAACTGGCTGCCAAAGCTGCCGGCGTCCAGATTGAATTCCACGAACAGCGCACACCCGTCCGCGTCTATTCCAAAGACGACCAACCGAAGCTTGGTGAGTACATGCCGATCTTCTGGAATCCATTGCGAGAGGACGGAGACGCGTTGCGGCTGGCGGTGAAGCTTGGCATTGAAATTCACCCCATGCCATTTGGCGGAAGGGCGATTGTTCGTGACGAAGATGATTGTGGCGAGCAGTTTGACGAAGAAAGCAGCGATCAACTCTCCGCAACCCGTCGCGCCATCGTTCGTGCTGCTGCGGAAATCGGGAGGCAAGCATGAGCATCGGCCAAGTCTCCACCCCCGTTCCCGATCTGCCCCTGGACCTGCGCAACGAATACGGCTTTCCGGTGGCCGTTGGCATGCAAGCCCGCCTGGACCGCGCCACCAAGTACGCCGCCGAAGCCCGCGAACGCAATCAAGCGCCCTGCAACTGCGAAGCCTGCCGGCGCGAAGCCCTGCTGCCTGCGGTGCAAAACATCACCGAGAACTGGAGCATCCAAAAATGAATAACGCATTGGTCCCAATGAGCGACCTGGAAAGCATGGCCTCCTACATCGTTCGGGGCCGACTGTTCGGCGCCAAGGATGAGTCCCAGGCGATGAGCCTGATGCTGCTGGCCCAAGCCGAAGGCTTGCACCCGATGACTGCCATTCAGGACTTCGACATTGTTCAAGGCCGGCCGGCGCGCAAGACACATTCGATCTTGGCCCGATTCCAGGCAGCAGGCGGCAAGGTGGCATGGGAAGAAATCACCGCCATCCGCGCTTGCGGCACGTTCTCTCACCCTTCGGGCGGTTCGCTCAAGGTGGAATGGACTTTCGAGCAGGCAAAGAAAGCGGGCCTAACCGGCAAGGACAACTGGAAGAACTATCCGCAAGCCATGCTGCGCGCCCGCTGCATCGCTGAAGGCGTCCGTGCTGTCTATCCCGGAGCCATTGGCGGAATGCTGACGGTCGAAGAGGCGCAAGACCACGCGCCGGCCGCGCCGCGCGACATGGGGCCGGCGCAAGTGGTGGATGAAACGAACGCGGACCTGCTGATTTCACAGGCATTGCAGACCACCACTGATGCCGATGCTCTGGCGTTCTGGAAAGCCAATAACGCCAAGATAAAAGACCCGACCAACCACCGCCGCCTGCGGGAATCCATTTCCGCACACCGCGCCGAACTGCAAGCAAGGGAAGCCGCCGACTCCATCCCTGCCCTGCCGCCTGCCGATCCGGTGCCTGTCGACTACCAGCCGGGAGCCGAAGGATGATCTATATCGAATGCGAACAGGGCACGGAGGAATGGCATGCCGCGCGCTGCGGCGTCATTACTGCGTCCCGCTTCAAGGATGCCTGCGACCGGACCAAGAAAGGTGAACCGAGCGCCAAGCTGGTTGGCTATGCGGCAGAAGTGGCACTTGAGCGCGTGACCGGCCAAGCCGCCGACGCCGGCTTTGTCACCTGGCAGATGAAGCGCGGCACTGAGCTGGAGCCGTTGGCCCGTATGGCGTATGAAGCCAACACTGGCCACATGGCCACTGAGGCAGGCGTGGTGCTGACGGATGACCGCCTGTTTGGCTACTCCACGGATGGCTTCATTGAGCGCGACGGCCTCATTGAAATC